ACTGGTTACCGTTGTGCAAAAGTAGCTATGACCTGCACGTTTCCGAGCCGATCGTTTGCGTCAGGTGTCGATTCGGAGACCGTTTGTAGTCCAGGAGTAGTCCAAGATATCCGCCGACAGTGCTGAGTCGTGAGGTACCATTGAGGCAGTAAGGCAGCGTTACCAAAAGTAAGAAGTGTGGTTACGGTCGCACACCACTCGCGCCGGCGGACCTAGATCCGTCACTCGAGCCGGGGCACCCTCCACTCGGGTGAAGCACTCGAGCCGGAGTTCCGCACAACGTCCAATTCATTTGACTTTGGAGGTTGTGGTGCCGTCTCCGGTTCCCCATTCAGCGAACAACGCCAACCAGTCCGAGAGCGTCCTTCCTCGCCGCCGGCGGCGCACCTTGCCCGCCGACGTGATGAGCATCACCGAGTGTTCCAGGCGTCTCGGGATCAGCGCATCAACTGGCTATCGCTTGGCCGAGGCCGGGAAGTTGCCCGGCGCCTTTCAGATCGGCCAGTCATGGCGCGTCTCCGTGCCCAGGTTTGAGCGCGTGATCCACGGCGACGAGCCGACGTCGAAGTGACGACCGGCACCTGCAAACGGTGCAAGACGCAAGGCGAGTTGCTCGAGGTTTTCCGACCCGCCGGCTGGGAGCCATCGGCCGGAACCTTGCGCGGTCTGTTCTGCGGGCCCTGTGTCAAAGCGTGGGCCGAATGGGACCGAGACCCTGCACCTCGCCGACAGGGAAGACGACCCGCGACACCAGAGGTGCTCGAGATGCGCCGGCGCAGTCTCGCCAAGGCGCGAGCAGCCCGGACAGGCGCTCCTGTCAACGGACGGGCCGATTCTGACTGTCAGGACGGCACGAAAACGCTCACGGCACCCACGGCACAGCGGGGGTCGAAATGACGACCGCCTTTGTGGACAGAGTCGGCGCGATACGCCAGCGAGTGCTCATCCTCGAGGTGCTCCGCAAGCGCGGACATGAGGCGGCACGGCTCACCCGCGCGACGTTTCACTTTCACTGCCCGCTCCCTGGACATGAGGACCGGCGCCCGTCGTTTCAGGTGAAGGACAACCGCTGGCGTTGCTTCTCGCAGTGCGCCACCGGGGGAGACGTGATCGACCTGGTTGTCGCACTCGACCATTGCAGCAAGGCAGAAGCGATCGAGTCCCTGGCAAGGTCCATCGGTCTAGGACGAGAGGCGACATCGACGCCCAGCACCACCAGGGCCGCCGATGCACGGCTGCTCGAGGACTTCGTACAGAAGCGAGGCTGGAGCCCGACTGCCGTGAGAGAAGCCGGACTCCATGTGGTCAGGTTCCGGGGAGAGCACGGGCCATGGGCCAAGGGGACCGCAGCCGTTCGGTTTCCCTATCGCATCGAGGGCCAACTGGTCTGGTATCAAGACCGTGCCCTGGACGACAGCGAGCCGCCATGGCTGGCCCCGAAGGGGTCGGAGGCAGCGGTCTACAACGCCGACGGGTTGCAACTGGCCGACGAGCGCTGAGCTGTGTGGTTGCTCGAGGGGCCGGCGGATTGCCTGGCCCTACGGAGCACGTTCGAGAATCCGGCCGCGGTGGCAGTGCCCGGTGTCTGGGCCCTGAAGGAGAGATGGGCACCGGCGTTCAAAGACCTCTGTGTCTTCGTCGTGGCAGACCGCGACGTCGCGGGCGAGAAGTTGCGGGCTCGGTGCGACGAGCTGCTTGGCCCCGTGGGGGCGAGGGTTCTGCACGTCCGAGTCCCTGCGCCGTATGGCGACCTTGACGAATGGCGCCGTGGGTGCGACTGCGACAACGACCTGTTCTTCGAGGCCCTTCTCCAAGCTGTCGTGGAAGCCGAGCGCGAAGCAGAGACGTCGGATGCCTGACCGCCTCGCATCCATAAAGCCGGTCGGGTCACTGGCAGTGAACGGATCGCAGGCGGACCCTCAAGTTGGGACTGACGCGCTGCCGCTATTCCGGCGATGGGCGATGAAGGATCTGCTGGCCGAGCCCGACAACCCCGAATGGTTGGTGCGAAGCCTGCTCGCCTCGCCCACCTACGGGCAGATTGCCGGCGAGATGAAGACGCTGAAGTCTTACGTCGCCGGATTCATCGCGGTGGGCCTCGCAGCCGGAGTCCCGATCTTCGAACGGTTCACGCCGACCGAACCGCGCCCGGTGCTCGCCTACGTCGGCGAGGGCGGCCGGATGCTCTGGACCCGTCGCATACGGCGAATCTGTCAGGCCGTGGGAGTCGTCCCGAGCGACCTCGACCTACACCCGAGCTTCGACACCGCCCCGCTTGCGAGCATCGTCTTTCAGGAGTCGCTCGCCCGTGACCTCGCGGACATCAAGCCAGCGCTTTTGACCCTGGACCCGCTTTACACCTTCCACGGGCTCGACACCCGAGCGTCTGACCTCATGCAAGAGGGAGCCCTGCTGAACAAGCTCTCGGGGCCGTGTATGGAGGTCGGTGCCAGCCCGCTCGTCGTGAACCACTTCAACCAGGGCGGTTCGGGACTGAACCTGAAGCGCATCACCATGGCGGGCTCGGGTGAATGGGCCGACTCTTGGCTACTGCTCGCGCACCGGGTAGACCCTGACGTGAGCGCGGGCCGCTTCCAGCTCACTCTCGAGGTCGGCTCCCGGCAATGGGGCGGCCGCACGTGGGAGCTCGACTTGGACCTTGGACGCTTCGACGAGGACCTAATGACCCACGTCGGCGAGATCACCTGGGATCTGCGACCGTCGACGGGCAACGTCACTACCGGCAAACGAACCGACAGAGCGGAAGAGACAAGGACCCGCATTCTCGAGGCTTTGACAGACGAGCCGGCGAGGTTCACCAAGACGGAGCTGAAAAGTGTCGTCGGAGGCAACCACGACGTGTTCCTGAAGGTCTTCGCGGACCTGGCCGACAGCAACGTCATCACTCACGACAAGGTCGGACGGACCGAGGGCGGAAAGACCAAAAGCCGAGTCGTTTGGGCTCTGACGCCAACTCGGCCCGACACAGATGGGCCAAGTTGGAAAGACGAGGACTTCTAAATGGTTCGCACGCTGGAAAAAGAACTTGGCCCGACCAATGGGCCAAGTTGATAGGCCGGGTATGTTAACCACGGGGCGGGCAACTTGGCCCGCCCGTGGTTTACCTATAGGGCCAAGTTGTTTTGGGCCAAGTTGCCTCGAATGGCGAAAAAGGGAGAACGATGAGCGACTATGAGTACCGTCCCGAGGACTTCGTTGACGTCGATGCGCGTGATGGCGCCGGTGAGTGGTCCAAGTCCGAAAAGTGGGTCGACTGTCAAGTGGAACTCTGCACCAACGACGGCAAACAGTTGCGCTTCACCGTGGTTGACAAGAGCGAAGTCAACAACGTGCTTCTCCTTGAGGGGCGTCGTGAACTTCCTCCGCCGATGCATTCGAGCCCTGGCTCAGCGTTGTTCGAACCGCGCCACGTCGAGAAGCTCTGGGAGGAGCGAAAGCGGTCCTGAGATCTTCCCTGCGCAGGGAAACCGTAAACAGCGGTAGTGAATCCGTAGTAGACTGGTTATAGGAGTTACGAGGCCCGGCTCGGTTTGAGTAGGCACCGCAGCGAGCGTCCCGAAAGGGCGGCAAATCAAATGGAAAGCTCGACTCCTACGTCCGCGCCCGCTCAGAAGATGTTGAGGGCGCGTGGCGTGTCCGCCGCCGCCATCGCTCGCGAGACGGGCGTGAGTTCTCAACTGGTGTGGTTTCAGTTGACGGGCCGGCGCAGACTTACGCTTGACGTGGCGCACGCGGCCGCCCGATTGTCTGGCATCGGTTTGAACGTGTTGTTTCCCGGTGAGGTCGAGTTCGCCGATCGCGACCTGTCTCGCATCGCACGGGCACGAGCTCGCAAACCGTAGTTCTCCGCCGGTTCTAACCGAACCCGGTGGAAGGGTAAAGGCTTATATGGCCGCCGACGAGGACGAGCGGCTTTTGCGACCGGGCGGGCCGTTTTGGGCCGTTGTGTCAGTCCTGTGCCGGAACGTTGAACTTGTACTCGTACATGCAGGTGAGGGTCTCCTGGTCGGTGCCGAGAGTGCAATGGCTCATGTCGTACGTTTCCCACGGGAAGCCGGACGGCAGTACCCAGGTCTCGTCCTCGACGACCTTCCAGCTCCCGGCGCAGTCGCCGACCTTGCTCACCTTGCAGACGGCTTTCCCGTCAACGGGCAGGCTTGTGCATCCAAAGCAGGTGCCTGAAGCCACCGGATACTGAGACTTGTCTGGAGGACCTGTCGCAGTGAAGGATTCCGATAGTTCAACAGCGGTGACGCCCGTGCACACCATGGTGTCGTTCGCTGTCACCTTCACCTTCGTCAAGTCGTGTGGTGACAAGAACGCGTACGACGCCTTGTGGTTAACCACCGGGGTATTGGTGCATGAGTAACTGCCAGTGCTACGAACCGGATTCAACGAAGTTGCCCCGGCCGGTACAACTAAAGCCGTGAACGACACCGTGGCCGTCAAAGCAACGACAGCACCAAACATCGACACATGACGACGACCCATGACGGCCCGCTCCCCTCGTCGGGTATCGAAAAGTGGAGAAGCCCAGAATCGGAGATCCACACCCCAGCGATGCGTCCGCCTGAACCGTACTACTCGCCAGCGCGACGAGACCCACCCTGCCAGGCTCACGGCCGCCCGCTTTCTCACTAACGCTCCCCCGAACATCACATCTGAAGCTCCTCACGCAAGCATCGACCCAAGCCCGGAGCCGATCCGAACGACGGATCCGGCGGAGCGGCAGTTCGACTCACCTATCCGCGCAGCTTCTGAGCGTCAAGCACCCCGGTTCGTTTGCAGGGGGACGGCTGCACAGGCACCGAGTGAGTGACGGGCTGGTGGACGACCACAGAGGGTAGGGGGGCAGGGGTGGAGAGTGGTTAGGCACCGCTGACCCTACCCCAGGGGTTCGCACGTCTCGCCCGAAGTTTCGACCAAAACCAAGGGGGGGGTCTGCGATGCCAGCACGTGGACCGCTCAAAGGCGCCCAGGGCGCCGGCAGGCCGCGCAAGAGAACACCGGCGCAGGCCGCCAAGGTGGGCACAGCTCGCAAGCGCTCACAACCTGCTCGAGCCATCGCCACCATCACCCCCTCATCACTGCAAGTGCCGGCGCAGCTCGAGGCGAATGGTGGAGCGGTCGTCTTCCGGGAGCTGGCCGGTGCGTCGTGGATCAGCCCGATTGACCGCGAGATGGTCACCCAGCTCGCCGAGGCCGTTGACGAGCGAGAGACCTACCGGACGGCGCTGCGCGAGCACGGCCCGCTACTCGTGGAGCCGATCGTCACGCCGAAAGGCGACGTAGTCGGCGAGCGCCTGGTGCCGAATCCCGCCGAGGGCATGTTGCGCCGCTGCGAGGCCGGATCGAGCGCTTGGTGAAAGACCTCGGACTCAGTCCGCAAAGCCGGGCCCGACTCGGACTCACCATCGCCAATGCGACCGCCACCGCCGAGAGCGTGATGCGCGGGCGCCGAAAGGCAGTGAAGTGACCGCCTTAGATTCGACTGCCCGCGATCTTCTCGACGTTCTGGCCAGCCTCACACCGGAAACCCTCGAGGTGTTGGCCGAGGGAATGGCCGAAGACCCGTCAGAGACCGTCCGCGCCTTGGGCCGTGCGGTCGCCATGCTGCCCGACGCACGCGTGATGGCCGAACTGTCGCTTGCAGCCGCCTTCGGGTCTGCACGACTGACGCCGGCCACCGATCGACTGGCCGACGAGATGGGGGACGACGAACCGTGGCGAACGGTACGAGCAGGGCTCTCGGCGGTCCGAGCCGACTGGAAAGGCAAGGGCGGACAGTGATCCCCGGGTGGCCCCCGCTCCACCTGTCACCGACTCCCGCCGGCGACATCGAACGGGGCGACGGCGAGCTCGTGATTGGGCGCATCGAAGCACTGGCGACCGTCTCGAAGGACGGATTCGCCGCACGGGCCGGCGACAAGCTCGTGCTCCGTGACTGGCAACGAGAGCTCCTGCGCCACCTGTTCGCACGTCGACCGGACGGTCGGCGAACGTACCGGGTCGCACTGATCGGACTTCCGCGCAAGAACGGAAAGTCGGCGCTCGGATCATTGCTCGCTCTCGACGGTCTCTTGTTCGATGGTGTCGGCGCTGAGGTCTTCAGTGCGGCCGCAGAAAAGGAACAGGCCAGGATCGTCTTCGGTGAGGCCAAGCGGACCGTGGCGGCCTCTCGTGACCTCTCAGGCTACGTGACCCCGTTACGCGACGTGCTCGAGGTGCCGGCGACGAACTCGCTCTATCGGGTCCTGTCGGCCGAGGCCTACTCGAAAGAAGGTCTGAACATCTCGAGGGCCATCGTGGACGAGCTGCACGCCCACCAGTCGGGCGACTTGTGGGAGACGATGACCCTGGCGTCGGGGGCGAGGCGCGACCCGCTCGTAATTGCGATCACGACCGCCGGCGTGATGACAGACATTCGCGGCGAGGACTCTGTGTGTTTCCGATTGTGGAAGCACGCAGTCGACGTCGCATCGGGCGCCACTCAGGACGATTCGTTCCTCGTCGCCTGGTGGGGAGCGGCCGAAGGTGCCGACCACCGGGACCCCGAAGTCTGGCAAGCCGCAAACCCCGGCTACGGAGACTTGATCGACCCGGAGGACTTCGCATCGAACATCGCTCGGACGCCTGAGGCGACGTTCCGCACCCGCCGGCTAAATCAGTGGGTGGCGAGCAGAACCGCGTTCCTCCCAGCCGGCGCTTGGGATGCGTTGGCAGACAAGGCCCGCCAGGTCGATCAAGAGACGCCCGTCGTGCTCGGTTTCGACGGGTCCCGAAGTGGTGACACGACCGCACTGGTCGGCGTGACAACCGACGACACCCCGCACGTGTTCGTGCTCGGCGTCTGGGAGCGGCCGCCCGGAGCTCCGATCGACTGGCAGGTGCCACGAGGCGAGGTGCTCGACGCCATCCGGGACGCTTGTGCCACTTACGACGTGCGCGAGGTCGCCGTCGATATGTACCTATGGCAGACCGAGATGGCCGACTTAGAAGCCGAGGGTCTCCCGATCGTCGCCATAAGCCAACAGGCGGCCGTCATGGTCCCGGCGACGCAACGGTTCTACGAAATGGTGACGGGCGCCCGGCTGACGCACGACGGCGACACCCGACTCGCCCGGCACCTCGACAATGCGGTGTTGCGCAGGTCACGGGCCGGCGGCCAGCTCGCCAAAGAGACGGCGCACAGCCCGAACAAGATCGACGCGGCTGTCGCCGTCGTGATGGCGGTTTCAAGGGTCGCCAAGCAGGAGGTCGGCCACTACTTCGGGACCCTGGACGCGATCATCAACGCCGACGAGGACGACGGCACAGAACCGGAGCCGACATACGTCGACGGATTCCGCGTCCGGTCGCAACGAGAATGCACGACGCTCCGATATGCGCCGGAGCTTGGCATCGGGATCGGACCCTAAATGCCGCAGCACCCGTGTCCCGATTGCGGCCAACTGCTGCGCAAGGGCCAGCGCCACGACCACCGGCCGAGCGCCACCGAGCGTGGATACGGCCCGGAGTGGGCGAGGCTCTCCCGGGCCATCATCGAACGTGATCGGCACGTGTGCCAGCTTCAGCTACCCGGCTGCACGGGAAAGGCCGACACGACTGACCACGTGATCCCGAAGGTCCGTGGCGGAAACGACGACCCAAGCAACCTCGTGGCCGCTTGTCGGCATTGCAACGGTCTCAAGAGTGCGTCGTGAAAGGTGATGTGCCGCGATGAGCTCGATCCTGGACATGCCGCTGTCGCCCGAGAACGTGGCCTCGCTCGTCGTGCTGCTCCGCGGCGCAGACCGGGAGTCGCTCCAGAGGGTCGCAGCGTTCGCAGGCGGCCTTGCCTGCCTGGCGCAGGCGCTCTATGCCGGCGACGAGGCGGGGTTCACCGCCAGCCTCGCGAAGCTCGATCAGGCCGTCAGCTTGATCAACGCCGGGGCCGTCGTAGACCCCACAGAGGCCCGCGAAGGCGGGAACTGAAAACTCCGCGCGCCGGGAGTTTCTCAGAAGGTCTTGCGGGTGGGTGCCAAGCATCCGCAGGAATGGTGCGTCGAGCGTGGCAGGTGAGTGTGGTGACTCACCTGCGCGCTCCGCGCCACACGTTCAATCAAGCCGGGGGCCAACAAAGGAGAAGTAATGCCAACGATGCCGGCCACAAGAGCCGAGTTGAAAACTCAGATCCGCACGGCCCAGGAGACCGCCGAGCACATAGCGAGCCTGGCTCGATCCGAACATCGCGACCTCGAGCCGATCGAGGCGGAGGTGATCCGCGCCTCGTTGCGGGAAGCCAGAGACGCCGAATCCATGTTGGCTTTGTTACCAAAGCCGGAGCCGGCGAGGCCTAAGAAGCCCGTCTACTACGACGGCGGCCAGCACTCATATTACGCCGACCTCGCCGCACGGGCGGCCGTCGACCCGTTCCCGGGCATCATGCCGCACGAGGCCGAGGACCGGCTGAGAGCGCACGCCAGAGAGACGGAGTCGCACTTCCGTATCGGCGCCGAAATCTCGGAGCGTCGGGCGCACAAGTACGGCGCCGCATTCCGTGGAGCGACGGGCGAGGCGATGCAATTCCGAGACTTGTCGCAGACGGACGGTCTCGGGGGCGAGTTCAACCCGCCGATTTACCTTGTCGACCACTTCGCCAACGTCGCGAGGGCCTGCGCGCCGGCGTGGCACCTGTCGCCCGGCATCGACCTTCCGCCCGGGTGTTACGAGCTCGTCATCCCGCAATTCACCTCGAAGACCGGAGCCGTCGCCGCGCCAGCTGCACAGAACACCGTTCCCGAGTACGACGACACGGTCTCGGCGTCCGTCACGTCGTTCGTGACGATGGTCGTGAGCCAGACGACGGTCTCCTACCAAGCACTGCAACAGGGTCCGATGACCGACAAGGTTCTCGCCGAGAGCGCGGCCGAGGACATCGCCGCCGAGCTCGAGGCGATCTTCTTCTCGGGAACCGGGAACGCCGAGCCCTACGGCGTCCAGAGCACGAGCGGTGTCGGGAGCGTCTTCTGCACGGCGACGAGCACCGACGGCATCTGGCAGTCGGTCGCAGCAGCCGGCCGGGAAGTGGGCAACGCCCGCAACCGCCCGCCGACAGCGTGTTTCATGGCACCTCAGAGGGCCGTCATGCTGACCGGCTACCAGGACGGAAGCGGCGACACTCCCGCGCAGCGTCCCGGTCAGGGCGTGTTCTTAGGAACGGGCCAGGACGGCGGGACCAACCCGTTCACGACGTTCGCCGGCATGGGCGTCTACGCGACGGGCGGTGTCCCGCAACAGCAGGGAAGCGGATCGGACCTCGACGTGATCTTCGTCGGCAGAATTCAGGACTCTCTCGTCGCAACGAGTCCGGTAACGACCCGGATCATGCCCGAGACCGGCGGAGCCCAACTATCGGCGACGTTCCAGCAGTACCTCTATTGCGCAGCGTTCCCAGCTGCCCGGTACCCGAGTGCGTGGGCCTACGTGGACGGAACGGGGCTGACGTACCCGTGACGGCCGGCCCGATGTCAGCTGAGAACGACAACGAGGAGAACGACGACATGGACAACGACAACGAGAGTGACTCGATCAAGGCCACAACGAAGTGTCCGATGTGCGGCGGAAAAGGCAAGGTCTTGAAGAAGGCCCCGCCCGAGGGAACGACGGATGACGACGCCACGTCTGCGATCCTCAATGGGGAGGTGGTTTGGTACGACACGTTAGCTCCGGAGAAGAACTCAGCCATCTCCGAGATGATGGAGGATTGTTGTCTCCGCTCCGACGCTCTTGCCCGTGACATCGCACGGCGTCTCGACAACGATCCACGGCAAATAACCGACCAGTGGGCACTGTTTGCAAATGCCCGGCTCGGAGAAATTCCGGTCAGTTGCCGCGTTCATCACATGGAGGATCTTTTGTGTGGCTCGCCCGACCCGGAGCTGCGCGCCATGGGGGTTCGGCTCTGCGATAGCGAGATCGAAGACCTCCGGGCCGCACGGGCCAGGGATGGCGACCGGGCCGCCAAGAGGTCTGCTGAATGGCGAGCCAGGCACCGAGTGATGGCGCCGGCCACGCAGAAGCGCATGAAGGAGCTGGGAGCAACGGCTAAGCCGCGGATACCGCCGCCGCCTGCGCCGCCTAAACGACGGATCACCGAGGACGTCGACGGTGTGTTGATCGTGGACGGGGAGCGAGCAGATGGCTCGGGCCGTGGGCCGATGTCACCGGCCGAACAGGAGGCCTACCGGGCCGCAGCTAGGGAAGGCCTGCAACAACGACGGGCGCCTCAGACGACTCGCAGGGCCAGGTGAAGACGCGAAGCAACGAGCTGCAAAAGAACCGAGAACCTCGCCAGATCGGCGACCGACCACAGCAACCAGGAGAACGAACCGTGACTAAGAACACCACGCCCGAACCGGAATCAGTAGGACGACCCAACGGACTCCCGCCACTGCCGCCGGCGCCGGTGCACCCCTTCATAATCACGGAGGAGACGCTCGCCAGCGCCGGGCGGCGGTCAGAGGTGGCGCTTCGCCGCCGAGGGGGAATCCTCGGTGGCTTGTCCCTTGGTGACCCGCAGCAAGAGCAGTGGGCCCGCACCGCAAAGGTAGATCCCGAGCGTCCAGGGTTCCTCACCAACGGGCTACCCGTGCTGCCGCCCAGTAAATCCGAAGTCGCGAACGGCATCAGGTACGACATTCCCGCCTTCTTCCCCTCGGCTCGAGGTGGTCGAGTGCTGAAGCGCAAGTCACGCCGGCGCGGAGCAGAGGGACAGGTGACCGCCGTGATCCGGGTCCATGACCAAGAGAGCACCCGCAAGCTGCGGTACGACAGCGAGGCCTTGTGTGAGCACTGGCGCACGACGGGGACGTGTGCCGACCCTCGACACCGCCACTCGGTCCGTCGTGACAACTAGCAAGCCGCGGAGTCGTCAGCGCAGGGTTCCCAGTAACCGGACGCGATGACATTTGCAGTGAGTTGTCCGGCAGGGCTGCCTTCGAGAGACATATTCAAGTCCACACTCAGAGCGGCGCCAGCGGGTTCCGCTTGCACTGGAATGGCCGCGTCGTCAGCAGTGGACACTTCATCCTGCGGGTTATAAACCCCGCTCGGGCTGAGATACGCCAACTCGACGCCAGTCGCTGAGTCAACTGTTATCCAGGAGTCCAGCGGACTTGTCAGGGTGCTGATTTGCAAGCTGTCGATGACGGAGAAATCGCCCGTTGGTGGAGTCGGTACGTTTAATGACACCGGACTGCTAGTGCTGTTGTTGACGAACGTCGCCGATGCTGTCCAGCATTTGTTTGGGCAGGTTGGGACATAGGGCGTTTTGGCGGTGGTGTTGGTCAGGGTGGTAGTTGCGACTGCTGCGCTCGGCACCAACACGAGCGCGGCCACGATCCCAACCACGATCCAGCCGCCACGCGAAAGATGGCTTAGCTTTGACATCCTCGGTCTCCCCTCGTTCGGTCGTTCGCTGAAGCTCAGACGCTAGACGGGGCGCCGGGTTCAGGGCCGAGGTCAACCGGGAGATCGCGATCTATGCGCGGGGTCAGCCGTGGAAGGCAGCGACGACTGCGAGGACGATCGTCGCTGCCGCGAGTACAAAGGTCGCAATTGCCAGACGCCTGGTCCACTTGCTCGCTTCTGTCGCCGCATCAGCCGCACGAGTCGCCGCCGAGGTGGATTCCCGCTGGGCAGCTACCGACTCCTTCGCTGCCTCGGCTGTCTCTTTCGAGGCGGCACTCGCTCGCTCGGACTCCATAGCCATGCGGATCTGGGCCACGATTGCCATCCTCGCCAGAACGTGCTCGTTGGCCGTCCCAAGGTCGCGTGCGAATTCCTCGGCCGACTCGGCAAACCAGTGGGAAGCAGTATTTGCACCGTTAGTCATAACCGCCAGCGTGCCATGACGGCACTTCCTCAGTCAGGTTCAACTCACTTCTTCCAAGAGTCGACGCACGGGCCAAGCGTTGACGACTTAAGAAGACAGGGTAAGGGTCCTTCCGAGGGCCGCGGCGGCTTCTCGGTCTCGTTCTGGCAACACGTGGGCATAGACCCGCAGGGTCACCGAAGCGTCAGCATGGCCGAGCCGCCCCGCGACTGTCCGCACGTCGTGGCCGCCTGCGATCAACTGAGACGCGCTGTAGTGACGGAGCTGGTGAACGTGGATCGTTCCGCGCGAGATACGGAGCACAAGCCGAGTCACTAGGTCGGGCCGGATCGGCTCCGAACCTTGCGGACTGAGGGAGAACATGAACGCATCCGCGGGCACCTTTAGTTCGAGCTTGTCGGCGAGCTTGTCCACTGCCGCACGGTGCCGGCGCAGGAGTGCGACCCCGACGTCACCGAGGGCGATACGGCGAGTCCCGTGGGTCTTGGTCGGCTTCTGTGCCCATCCTCCGGAGCGCGTCTCGTAAATAGATCGGGTGACCGTCAAGGTGCCGTTCTCCCAATCGACGTCGGACCACTGGAGCCCGCAAAGCTCCCCTCGCCGGCACCCTGAGATTGCAGCGAGAAAGATGAGCACCCCGTACATGGGCTCCACCTCGTCGGCGGCTTTGATGAGCGCCTGGACGGCCTCGGGACTCGGTGCGGTCACCTGCGCGGCGTGAACGGGTGGGGGAGAAGCGCGACGGGCGACGTTCTCTTTCACCATGTTCCACTTCTCGGCCTGGTGCAGAGAGGCCGACAGGAGCGCATGCACCCGGCGCACCGAAGTCGGCTTAAGCCCGCGCTCGGTCAGCGAGTCGTAAAGCTTGTCCAGGTCGCGCGCCGTGAGCTTGTCGAGCCTCCTTTTGCCCAGAGCGGGAATGACCACTTTGTCGGCGAGGCGCCGATACTCGTAAATGGTCGTCGCCGAGCGACCGAGCGAGACGAGATGTGTCAGCCACTTGTCGAGAAGGGTGGCGACGGTTTCACTGCCGGCGGGCTGTCTGCCGTTCGACATTTCGGTGACCATCGCTGCGAGCGCCTTGTCTGCTGCGCGCACCCCGCCATGGATCGTCTTCGACATCTGTATCGGCATTCCGTTGGCGTCTCGGCCCACGTACACGCGCACGCGCCACACTCCGGGCTGTCTCTCTAGCTTGGTTCCCCTCATGCGGACCATTGTAGTCCTAGGTGTAGTCCCGATGTCTGGACTACTAGCACCCGGACCTAAAACCCCTGGTCAGATGGTGCGCCCCTCGGGATTCGAACCCGAAACCTGCGGATTAAGAGTCCGTTGCTCTGCCGTTGAGCTAGAGGCGCGAAGGAAGTCTACGGCACCGTCACCCGACGGCTACTGGCCGGTCACGGTAGAGCGACGACCCGACGGGAGACAATTCGAGGAGCAAGCTAACTGGGCGAATTGGGGTGACCGAGGGGACTTGAACCCCCGACCTCCAGGGCCACAACCTGGCGCTCTAACCTGCTGAGCTACGGCCACCGAGTCCGTCCAGCATGTCATACCTACGTGCATCCCGCGCCGAGGGCCGACTGCGGCCAAGGCGATCTCATGCGGGCGCCAGGCCCCGCAGCGGCCACCCCGTGCGACTCGAGGATGGAGCTCAGCCCGACTACGACGAGCGATCCGTTGGGGCGAACGCGACAGGAACGGGATTAGCCTGGGTGTTCGTCCAATTGCCGTTCCGTCTGCCTCCGTAGCTCAACTGGATAGAGCAGGTGGTTTCTACCCACCAGGTTGCGGGTTCGACTCCTGCCGGGGGCTCTACCAGGGACGATGTCCCTGCGCGCTGTTGCACACCGCTCTGACAGCAGATAGCTTGCCGTGACCAGATAGCCGCACCGGTGTCGCGAAGGGTCGCCGGATCGTCGTGTCGCTGCGGGGAGGACGACAGAAATGGTCAAGAGCGGGCGTGCTGTACGCGTGGTCACCGCGTCCGACTTGAAGGACCTTGCGCAATCATTCAAGCGGTCGCTACGCGCGAAGAACCGCGCCGCAGAAACGGGTCAGGAGCTACATCTCGACTGTCGAGATGTTCGCAGACTTCCTTACAGAGCGGCGGCTCTCGACCTCGGTCGACGCAATCCAGCGCGCGCACGTAGAGGACTTCATGGAAGATCAGTTATCTCGATGGAAGCCGAAGACCGCACGTATCCGTTTCGGCAATCTCCAGCAGTTCTTCAAGTGGTGCGTTGAGGAAAACGAGGTCGATGAGTCCCCGATGCGCTCGATGTCGCCTCCGTACGTGCCCGAGGTGCCGGTTCCGATCATCTCCGACGACCACCTGAAGCGACTCTTCAAGACCTGTCAGGGCACCACCTTTGAGCAGCGTCGCGACCTCGCAATCCTCCGCGTGCTCTACGGCTGTGGGTTGCGACGCGGGGAACTGACCGGGTTGCGGGTGGAGGACGTGGACTGGGACCTGGAGGTGCTGGTCGTCCTCGGCAAGGGACGGCGCTCGCGCTCGGTCCCATTCGGCGCAAAGGCTAGCCAGGCTCTCGACCGTTACACGAGAGAACGCTCGAGGCATGCACTTGCGTCGTCGCCGATGCTTTGGCTCGGGGAGAAGGGAGCACTCGGCGAGTCCGGCGTCGCTCAGATGATCCGGCGGAGGTGCAAGGACGCGGGCATCCCCCAACTGCATCCCCACCAGTTCCGACACACCGCCGCCCATGAGTGGCTCCGCGAGGACATCGGTGAGACGAACGCGATGAGACTGTTCGGCTGGAGGTCCCGACAGATGCTCAGCCGCTACGGAGCTGCTGCTGCAGATGAGCGCGCGCGAGACGCGTTCCGGCGATTGGCTCCGGGGGATCGACTGTGAGCGGGGCACGCCCTCGCAGGGGGAACTCGGCGTCCGCAAGGGACTCATCGGCACCGTGGATGCACCAAGATCCCGACGCTGCCGTAGCTGCCAACACGCGACGGGGCAGCCCCCTGCTGGACGTTTTGTGCGGTGTCACAGACAGTAGAGGTATTTGCGCCCGAGTGATCGCATCTGCCTGGCGCACCGACGTCGGCGCCGTTCTGCGCTTCGACGAGCCCTGGTCGGCGCAGCTACGGTCAGACGCAATATCCATGCACGACCAGGCGGTACGGCAACACAACAAGCGAGTTGCAGCGGGCATGGCAGAACCTCTTACTAAGGATCAACGCC